GATCTCGATAAACTCGAAAGCATCATCAGAGAAGCGGCCATCTTTCAATGACTTTAAGAGCATGCTCAGCTCTTTGCTAAGTTTAGCATGGTTGTCAAGGATTTCTTGACCACTCAGGCTTTTACCTACCTCAATGGTAGGGGTGTTAGGGTTAGCACCCCAAAGGACTGCAGAACCTTCAAAAAGCAATATCTCTTTGATAAGGTTGTACTCACCCTCAGCACTCTTTTGGTTCTCAGCCTTGATAGTTCTAAAGCCTACCGAATGCTGGTTAATATGACCAGACTTGTAGAACTCAAGAACATCATTGCCCCATGTAGTGTTAGGCACATCGGTAATACCTACCAGATAGTTCTTTTCTACATACAACTCAGAGAACTTGCCAATGGCTGACTTTAGGCTTGGGTTGTGGTCTGTCAGATGCCAGATGAGGTTAGCCCCTTTAGGACCTCTCTCTGCCAATGTCTTGTTATAGGCACTAAAGTCAATAACATCATTGTCAAAGTCTTTAGAACCCATCTGGCTGATAGCAACCTTTACCTTGCGGGTTGTCGTAGAGACATCCTGCACCGAGTTGCTAAGTGTTTTTTGTTCAAAGTATCTTTTCATATTCAATATTTTGGGAGGGTTGACCCTGGTTATTGTTTCATGATTCCGCAGTACTGGCCGTAGCCGATCAAGCTCCTCCCCTATTTATTAATCTTCCTCTGCTATCTCTTTTAGGTACAACAATCCAAGAACATCTGCAATTTATGACCATTCCTGCCGAACCGCCCGGAGCTAACGGATATTCAATCTGCTCCTTGCTTCTTGGGTCCACAAAGTTGTCGTAAAAGTCCACCACCTGACCATCCATGTGATAATGGTCTTTAGGTTGCTCGGGTTTGAAACCTCTGGTCCTCGTGTCTCTAAAGGCAATCCATTCTTTGACCATTTTATAGTCAAATGACTCGGCTGCTGCCTTTATCCCAGTGTTTGCTGCCCTACCTACCTCAGTTCTGACAATCCTTTCGGCTTGCATTGAGGTAAAGCCAGAGTCTTGAAACAACTTCACAATCTCATCGACCGTAAGCTCTTTGGCGATTGAGGATTGCAATACGAGAATTAAATGATTCCTAAGTGTCTCTGATGTCTTAACAACGGCATATTGCAGTAGGGTCCTTTCAAGCTCATCCATTACAAATTTAGCCCACTGTTCCGATCTGCCTATACCCTTTTGCCCAGCCTCTCTACGGATTAACTTGTAAGTCTGGTTAGCCCAGTACACCCCAACTGACTTGTAAATAGCCTCAATTGGTTTGTAAAGCTCATCATTCCAGAGCATTGTCCGTAAGTCCACCAAAGCCTGTCTAGGACCTCGTTTCTTTATTGTACCTATCAAAGAGCTGACAACCTTATCTAGTTGTCTTTTGACTTTAGGATAGTGAGTCTTGCTGAATTTGCGATTTGTGTTCGCAAACTGCTTCGCATACTCTGTTCTCTCCTTGTCTGTCATTCATCAACCTATTTTTTAAGGCTAATCGCTTAGCCTCCATTTTTGCCTTGTATAACGCACAGCACCTTTCCCTTTTTGTTACGGGATAAGTCCGTTTTATCTCATCATCAATCGTCATCAAACATTTCCCCCTCTGTATCGCTGTCATCTAAACCATCGATTACATCTTGGTTATTGTCATAATGCTTGTAGATTCCTAAATCTTTAATCTTCTGAATCTTGGCTTTATTTGAGCCAGTAGCATATACTCTTGAAGCTGGGATACCTAAATCTTTGGCAGTTTTAAGCATACCCTCTTTATCTGATCTAGCTGAGATGATATAAACGATTGAACCCTCCGCAATCTCCTCTGCGGCTTTTTCTTTGCCTTTGGCAGTGCTCAAAACACCATCATAGTCAAAAGATACCTTTTCACCCTCTGATTTGTAAAACTTAGGGCTATCAGTTATATTTAGGTCCATGTTTGGAGCTTCATACTCGCTAAATGGCATACCATCTTGCGTAGTTATCCAGGGCTCATCAAAAATGGGGTTCTCTATTCTCTCTAAACCTAAGAGCATTCTTTGCTCGTTAGGGCTAAGAGCTTTGAGGTCTTTAATCCATCCTGACTTTTCGACTACATCCTCTTGCAATTCTGTAAATACAGTATGGTCAAAGTCAATGTAAACATTCTGGCCTTTGTAGCCCCAGTCTGTTTGTAGCTTTCTATTAAAGTGGTTACGGAACGATACCAACTGAGGCATGGCACAACGAGTGGTAAGGGCCTTTTCAGCCTCTCTGACGTTGTTATAGGTTGAGGACTCAGAATCACCCACCAACTGGCTAGGAACGCCATAAACAGAGCTGAATCGCTTTAGGTCCCATTTCTCAGAGTCAATGATTGACAGCTCTACCGGATTAAGCCCAACAGACTGCCACCCCATTTTGTAACCAGAGACACCAATGCGGCCCCAGTTCTCCGATCCTACCCACTCACCTTTGCCTACGAGTTTACTCTTAATAGCTTCTACTTGCTTTCTTGTATCAGCCACATCTACACCGCCATTGATAACTCTTGGGTCATCGACATAAAGGACACCCTTTACCCCTTGATTTTCGAGCATGGCAGCACTAGCTTTGATGGCTGAGTTAGACCTACTTAATCTCCGTAAAGCAGCCTTAAGAGGGCTCATGCCGTAAAGATGGGCTCCATTAATATCCCAGTCGTAGTTTTGGTACTTATCGTGTAAAACTTGGCTTTTAGGAAATAAGGCATTTGAAAGGACCGGAATCATGTACCCCTCCTCAACGATGGGGAACATATTAGTAGAGGCAATAATGTTAACCTCTTGGTAAGGTAGATTGTGCAACTGATAGGGCTTGCCTTGATTGGCTCCCATGTCAAGCATCTGAGCCCAAACACAGCGGCCACCAGTTATCAGCTTATATCCAGTAGAGTTAGCGACTAGGTCTTGGAATGTTTCGTAGTCGTTAGGGTATCGTAAAAGCTCAGTAAGTCTATCAACATAAATAGGCTCTAAGGCTTTTTTCTTATAGCCCATAGCCTTTTGAAAGTCCTCGGTAGAGATGTCTTTTTTTCTCATTAAGCCCTGATACGACTTGAAAGCGGCCTCATCGACAACCTTGTAGGTGGTCCAATCGGGCAGCTTTACCTTATCTGTAATCAGGGTTATTGTAGAGTAAAGGATATCATTAACCTGATAACCATCTCTTATGTAGTTAGTTCTGTTATCGCTGATGCCAACAAAAGTGCCCCCAGTTACCTGATAGGAAGCAAAAGGCTGGCCTATCGGCATCATTGGCACCGCTTTCTTTGTTAGTGCATCCCACGCATCTTTTATTCTACCCACTTTCTTTATTTTACCAAGCCATCACCTCAAATCGGGGCTTGTTTAGTTTCGTGTAAATTGCATACCGCATCGCATCGCACAGGTGATCCCACATCTTAACTGGCTGCTCGTCTGCATGAACCTTGCCATCTTTATCGACTTTCCACTTGTAGGACCTAATCTCTTTTATTAAGTTCGTGCTGTCAGGGGTAACGATTAAAGGCTGGCTTTTGACCTTTTGGATGCCTGCATAGACATCCTTTTCGGCTGGCTTGGCATTGTACCCAGCTCTGACCAGTTCCTCGATAGTCTTAGGCTCAGCAGCATCACAGTAAATCTCATCGGACCTCTTAATGTTTAGCACCTTTAGCCTTTCTATTAAATCGGTGGTGGTTAGCTTAGTTTCGTAAAGCATCTCCTTGACAAAGGTCTGTTTTTCGTGAAACCCTACCTTGACTAAAGCAGTTGGAACTGAGTAGCCAAAATCTAAGCCATAAACCGTTTCACACTCATCCGGGAACTGACCTTGCCTCCAATGGGTGTAGATAATCTCTGATGACTTACCCCTTTCTCCCAACCCAAAGACCTTCCAGAGGTTCTCGTCTGCATCTTTCAGACTTTCAATCTCAGCTACCTGCTCACTTGGCAGGAATGGGTTGTCTTTGTAGGTTGAGTGGATTAAGAGGTTAGTATCTCTATCAGCGACATCGTACACCCAGCTCATCTCATCGACTGGGTTAAAGTCTAAGAAGATGGTCTGCTTGGTTCTAAGGGCTAACTGCTGGTAAATCGAGTGAGGCAATAGATTTGCCTCGTTTATATACAGTATGTCTCGCCCTGGTCCTCTTACCTTACCCGAGTCCTCAGCCCCAAAGAACTCTATATAAGAGCCATTAGGGTAATGATAGACATTGTCGGTCTTGTTAAAATTGTCATCTGAGTAGATACCAGCATCTTCGAGTATCTTTAAGATATCTCGCCTAGCACCTCTTTTTAAGTGAGGCAAAGATGGACTAACCACCGAAATCGTTACTTTTTCCTTGTGCGGTATGTAAAGAGCTAAAAGTTGTGAAATTGAATAAGTCTTACCAGATCGAGTAGAGCCTTGGTTGGCTATTACCCTAAATCTTTTTGCCTGATAGGCTAGTAAGTTTCTTTCAAAGACACTTGTATATCGAATATCAACTTGTCTCATTGGCTGGCTTGAATACTATGTTAATGCCGCCATCAACCTTAATATCTTGCTCGCCTTTTTCTTTCTGACCTAACCTTTGCTTGCCTAACCAGATAAGCATAGCTCGGTCTTTATCTTTGATTGCTGCATCAAATTGGACTTTCCTTAAAAGGCTTTCTCCTGATGCTTGCTTTTCTTGCTTAAATGCCACAAAATCGACCCCTAAATCCGACTTACATCGTTGATACAGAGTGTTTTCGTGGATACCGAGGTGTGCGGCTACTTCTACTCCAGAGCATCCTGCCATTAGATATTCGCCTACAACATCCCAGTCTATGGTGGTGAGTGATGACATTACTTCTTTTTCTTAGCCATCTTAGGGAGTTTCTTGCCTTTGGAGGCTTTATTCCACTCCTCCACATTAACTCCTTGCTTTTCGAGCTTTTTCTTGTTAATGTTAAAGAAAGCTGCTTGGGCTCTTGATTTGTAAGGCATAGTGTAAAAAAGCCCTCAACCCCGAAGGACTGAAGGCTCGTTCATTTTTTTACCCTTTATTCACCCCCTAATATACGAAATATTTGGCACTTAACAAAATATAAGTGTTAAAACTTATCAACATCAGTACCCCAATTGGATAAGATGCGAACCAACTCCAACATGATTCCTTGCCCTCCGGGTGTCATTAGTGGATGGACACCATCTAAACACTTAACCTCTAAGGATGCGTCTGCTGGACAAAATAAGTGTTTTGCCTTACATAGCATAGGAATATCCCATGACGAGTCTCCGATGGCTATTTGGTAGTCAAAAGGGATAGTCTCTTTATTTCGTATGATGTGTAATTGAGCCCCAGACCTTTTTAGGTATTGCTCTGCTCCCGGCCAACTGCTTGCGGTTACTAAATGGACCTGATAGCCCATAGAGATTAGCTCTTTGATGGCTCCGATGTCCTTATTATTAAACGATTTGATAATATTTCCCTGATGGTCAACCCAGATTTTGCCATCTGTTAGGCAGCCATCGATATCACAACAGATTACCATGTTTATTTTTTTATAATCCAATAATACCAATTTCGCCCTAATATATTGACTGTTGCAAACTTATGTGGAGGCCATGCAATAATGGTTTTTGACTTCTTGCCTAAAATTACCATGCAGCCATGATCATCTAATGATATATCCCACTGATGAAAGCCTTGCCATTTTTCATGTGTTGCCTCGTTAAAAAACCCTTGCACAATTAGATACCCGCCTGGCTTAACTGCTTGTAATAACAAATCCAAGGCCTTTCTGGTTTCTTGGGTATGGTCTAAGGCATTTGAGATATGTACAATGTCAAACTCATTCTTAAAGGGCAACTCCTCTGCTGGGTAGGGTAGTGGGGCTACTAGTTTATGCCTTTCAAAATCAAAGATAAGTTTGTATAGGTCTCCCAGTGGGTCGCAAGCGGTTACATTTACTAATCCATTTAGGATTGAGCAGACTCCCGAGCCGACATCTAAGACTGTATCATGTGGAACACTTTTGATAAAGTCTGCCACCTCTTGGTTCAGCTCGGGTGTTTTTACTTTCTTTACCCAGCCTTGTAAAAAGCGGTCTGTTTTTACAAAGCCTTGCCAGAAAGCTAATTCATGATAAATTCCGTGTAATTCTAGTGTAGTCATTTATTATATGTTTCGTTGTAGTATTTTTCTGCTTCGTCAGTTGTCCATTGTGTATGGTCATGTTTATCAAAAACTCGTTGCCCTTCTATGTGAGCATCAATTATTTGCTCTTTCTCCATTTGTTTGGCTTTATCAATATGTCCAAGGTTTTCAAGTAACATATATTCATCCCATTTACAAATGTGTTTCATTCTTTGTACCAACCATTCTACTGCTGTCATATTATTTATTTTTATGTAATCTTCCTAAAAAATATCCGACATAAAATGTCAATAAACTATAGATGAATTCAATTATTTGGTTATTCATATTATTTGTTTTTTATTTCTAGGGAATATTTAATTGTAACAAATGAACCATCAATGGTAAATTCGGTTATTCCATTAGTGCTTACAAAAGTTATATTGTCATCTATATCTCTAATTTCAAGACCTTTTAATTTTGTGTCTTTTTGCCAATAATATTTATCCAAACAATGATAATTTTTCCT